AAGAGGATGTGCCAGGATTGTGGCGTGAGATGGTAGAGGAGTCCTACCCTGCTGAAGCGGTTCCTTTTGAGGCAGAGGCAACCTGGGCAGGAAAGACCGCTAAGATGACCCAGGACGCCCTAGAAGCGTGTGCTGAGGGCAATATGTGGGAGAAGTACCCACCCACTCCATTAACAAAGAAATGGTTGAAAGAAAATGGCTACCTATGATGTCACACTAGAGGAGGATGGGGGCGATCTCATTCTTCCTGTTCCTGAAGATCTTATGGATGAACTTGGTTGGCAAGAGAATGATCTATTGGAATGGACTATCGAAGATGACCACATTGTATTGAGAAGAGTAGATGAAGACGAATTGGAGGATCTGGGCGAAAGCATTAGGGGAGAAAGCACACAAGAAGGATCATATTGCTGATCAGGTTGCCAGTGTAAGAACTGTCATATTCTTTACTTACCTGGTCACTAATTGCTTTATTGTTGCTGGAGTCGTTCGTCACTGGAACGACGTTCCTCAACCTCTTGACAAACCAGAAGCAGTATGCTATTATCAATAGGTCTTCCACGGACACACATGGATCGATCTAAACTTAAACAACTTATTAGCGAACTTAAACGGGTAGTCAGTGAACTTGAGAGTGAAATCTACTCAGACACTGACACCTATCTCTCTTATGATGAGATTGCTAAATGTACTCCATTCGTCGAAGATGACGACGGATATCCTGACTGACTTGGAGAGTTGGTCGAGTGGTTTATGGCACTGGTCTTGAAAACCAGCGAGGGTCACACCTCCCAGGGTTCGAATCCCTGACTCTCCGTTGTCAGGTTATGAAAACCTGACATAACGTATACTAATTGTATACATATATTACAACTGTCACATGTGACAGTCCGATAACAGCACCAATGCCTCAACTACTCGCAGCGGAATCTGTTATGCTTAGCAAGCGTTGGAAGTCGATCCAACCAACATCTGTGGGTAACCATTCCACAAGTAAAAATCTTACGAGGTAAAAACAAATGATTAAATCCGCATTCGCAGCTCTGGCTGCTGCTCCCCTTTTCGCTGGCGCTGCTTTTGCAGGTCCTTACGTGAACGTCGAAGCCAACTCTGGTTGGACTGGTGCTGACTACGGCGGCACTGCTATCGACACCCATCTGGGTTACGAAGGTGCTCTGGGCGAATCCGCTTCTTGGTATGTCCAAGGTGGTGCTACGACCAAGCTTCCTGATGCTGGCACTGCTGACACTGTTCCTTCTGGTAAGGCAGGTCTGGGCGTCGGTCTGACCGATTCTCTCTCCGCTTACGGCGAAGTTTCGTTCGTTGGTTCGGGCGTTGCTGGTGTTGACCGTTCTTACGGCACCAAAGCTGGTCTGAAGTGGGCATTCTGATCCGCTAACTAAATCTGGGGACTTCGGTCCCCTTTTTTTATGATTAAGATTCTTCGCAGTCCAGTAACACACTTTAATCTTTTAGTGGTTGGGTTTTTGATTATAGTTCAAGGTATGCATACCCATGCACACCACACCATGAGTGTTGATACTGACTCATACGTTCGTGGTTTCTGTAAGAAGAATTTAGATACATGTAAAAACATTATCAGTGATCTGGGGGGTTGACACCCCCCTTTTTTATTGCTATACTAACATGGAGTTACCCCTGGAGGTCATGGAAGTCATTCTTTATTCAAAAGACAATTGTCAATGGTGTGATAGAGCAAAGATGCTATTTGACAATTTAGATGTTAAATATACTGAGTATAAGTACGAAAAGGACTTTACTAAAAAAGAATTCTACGCAGAGTTTGGTGAGGGTGCTACGTTCCCTCAGATTTCTATCAACACCAAACACATTGGAGGATTCAAAGACACGCTGCACTACTTCCAAGAAAACAATCTTATCTAATGGAACCTACAGAAGAAATTTATCTCCTTGTTGAAAAATCAATTGATGCTGCCTTTGATGGTAAGTTCTTGTTCAATCTTTACACCTATGTAAAGTCATCTAAGTTTACTAGAAGAGACATGACTGCATTCATTGAAAGTCCAACTGCAGAAAGCATATCTAACATTGTAACTGAACTTGAACTTTACATTAAAGGTAAAGATAAGATTGCAAAGGAAGCATATGGTTATTTGAGCAAACCAAATGCAAGGAAGATTAAAGATTATCTGTACAAAATACTAGAGGATGCATGGAAGTATGAAAAAGAACGAAGACCAGGACGAAAACCTGGAACAAAAAACAAACGTAAACGAGTCCTCAATAAATAAAGGAGATGAGTTTATGCGTTTACGTAAGGTCAAGAAAGATGTTGACCTAGACAAAGAGGAATTAGTGCCAACGGGAGGCAAGGAAATGAACACCGCAGTAGTTTTAACTCTGTCCGTTATCATGACTATTGGTGGAACACTCATTGGATTTATTTTTGGGTGGTTAGCGAATGCTTATTACGACGATTTCCGAGAAACATTGCAAGCAATTCTTACTGAGGATAAAGAAGAGGTTGCAACGATCACTCCACATCCAGAAATGATGGACAGTCAAGGTAATCTAATTCCATTTCAAATTGCTAAACTCGTTAGCGTGGAATTTGAACCATCCGATGCATTTGATATGGATCCATTTCCAGATTCAGATGACGACTAAATAAAAACATACGAATTTTTGTATTACTCATGAAACTATTGATTTCTGAAGTCATTAAGAAGGCATCCAATGCCAAAACAAAAGCAGAAAAGATTAAGATCCTGCGAGACAATAACACTCAAGCACTTCGTTCCGTTTTGAAATGGAACTTTGATCCCAACATTACTTCGGATCTCCCTGAAGGAGAAGTGCCATACAATAAAAATGATGCACCTATTGGGACAGAGCATACTGTTCTTGAAAGAGAATCACGTAACCTCTGGAGATTTATCAAGGGTGCCAATACTCTTTCTCGCATGAAGAGAGAGCAACTTTTCATTCAACTTCTTGAGGGTTTGCATGAATCTGAAGCAGAGATTGTTTGTTTAGTCAAAGACAAAGAACTTCAATCTAAATTCAGAATTACACATGCTGTAGTTAAAGAAGCTTTTCCTGAGATTAAATGGAGTGATTCTTAATAGTGAATATTGTCAACGAAGACAGAGTGATTTACATGATTAAAAAATGCATTGAGGAGAAGCACCATGCCCGAGAAACTTTCTACAGAGTCCGACTATCAAACCCAGGATTCTGTGAAGACAGAATTAGAGAACTCATCGATGTCTTTCAACCTAACGGAATCGGATAAAGAACTACTACGCTCACGTTATGGGGTGGTAGTTTTTTCTCATGATTGTGACCCCAGCTTTATTGATAAAAAGCAATTCCCTTCTGATGCAGTTCTAATTACCTATGAAATAGAAGGTAAAATTACAAGGGATCATGTAAGGGGTCCAAAGGTTGTCAAGATATTTGATGCATACCACGATCTTCTCAAACCCTTAGGTGGTAAGATCTTGACAATGGAGAAATGGTATGGTATGGTTAATCCGAAACTTTGGGGAAACACTACTAAGAAAAAGAAATGAACGAAGATTGGCGCTACAACGACGAGCGTATGGAATTACGCCAAGAAGTTTACACAATCCTCCTCAATAGATTTGGAGGTTTAACAGACGACAATGGTGAACCTCTTCATAGTATGAAATCAATTACTGAATGTTGTAATGATTGGGTTTCCCAAGGTCATGCTCTCCCAAATGGTATCGTAAAGTATTATCAAGCGTATTATGCAAGTTAAATTGATTAGTGTTACCCCTGATGCTGAAAAGACGATGGGGTATGTGGCACGTGTTAGTAACCCTAACAACCAAGAAAATCCAAAGGTTGCGGGTCTTTTATCCTATTGTATTAAACACCAGCATTGGAGCGTCTTTGAGCAGGCACACATGACGCTTGAGATTGAGACCACCAGGGGACTGGCAGCTCAAATTTTGCGTCACCGTTCGTTCACATTCCAAGAGTTTTCCCAACGGTATGCTGATAGTTCTCTGTTAGCAGATGAGATCCCTCTGTTTGATCTTCGCCGTCAAGATACAAAGAATCGTCAGAATTCTATTGATGATGTTGACGATTTTACAAAGCAAGAACTTGAGATTACTATCAAGCGACACTTTGATTCTGCTATGGACATCTACAAGCACATGCTAGAGATGGGCATTGCTAAAGAGTGTGCTCGCTTTGTTCTTCCTCTTGCAACTCCTACTCGTCTGTACATGACAGGATCAGTTCGTTCGTGGATTCACTATATTGAATTGCGTTCTGCCCATGGCACACAGAAAGAGCACATGGACATTGCTAACGAGTGTAAGAAAGTTTTCTCTGAGCAATTCCCTATCGTAGCAACTGCATTGGAGTGGATCGATGCCCCTGTATGATTTCAGAAACAAGGAAACTGGAGAGATCATTGAAGTTCGTATGAGTTTCACTGAGCTCGATAAATACAAGCAAGATAATCCTCATCTTGAGCAATACCATGGAAATTTCCCTGGTGTTGTTGCTGATGCGGGTATCCGAAACAAAGTTCCTGATGGATTCAGAGACGTTCTGAAGTCAATCAAGAAAGCAAATTACGGTTCTAACATCGACACCTACTAATTTTATGCCAAGAAGAAGAAAGGACAACCAGTTCGACTTTGTTAATAGCACTCCTAAACAAATGAGACGTAAGAAACCAATCAACGTTGATCACCTTAAAGAGATTGAACCTCTTACAGAAAATCAAACTGCAGCATTTGATGCATATGAGAATGGTAAGAATCTTTTCCTTTATGGGTGTGCAGGTACAGGTAAGACCTTTATCGCAATGTATCTGGCACTGAAAGAAATTCTTTCTGGCACATCTCCTTACGAAAAACTTTATATGGTACGCTCTCTGGTTCCTACCAGAGAAATTGGATTCCTTCCTGGGGATCATGAAGATAAATCAAACCTTTATCAGATCCCTTATAAGAACATGGTTAAGTACATGTTCAAGATGCCTGATGATCCAGCATTCGATATGCTGTATGACAATCTGAAGGCACAAGAAACTATCTCCTTCTGGAGCACATCATTCCTTCGTGGTACAACTCTGGACAATGCAATCGTTATCGTTGACGAATGTCAGAACCTGAACTTCCATGAACTGGACTCTATCATCACTCGTGTTGGTGAGAACTGTAAGATCATCTTTGCAGGTGATGCACTTCAAACTGACCTCGTTAAAACAAACGAGAGAAACGGCATTCTTGACTTCATGAAGATCCTTGAGGTTATGGATGAGTTTGCAAGCATTGAATTTAATGTCAATGATATTGTGAGAAGTGGTCTGATTAAGAGTTACATTCTCAGTAAAATGCACCTTGGATTTGCCTAATGTTTAATCACGTTGATATGGGCGTGACTCTTGATAACCTGAAAGCACAAACTGTTGATGGTAAAAGAGTTTACGCCGTTGGTGAGATGTTTTATCCTTCAATCTCTACCATCTGTTCTTTCCGAAAGCGTAAGTCCATTGCAGAATGGAGAGCACGAGTAGGAGAGGAAGAAGCAAACAAGATCTCTGTTCGAGCAGCGTCTGCTGGAACCACTCTACATAGTATAGTCGAAGATTACCTAAATAATAACTTAGACCTTGACAAGTACAAGGATAAGTTTCTTCCAGTGCTGCTTTTCAAACAAGCAAAGCAGATGCTGAGTAAGATCGACAACATTCACTTTCAAGAGGCACCTCTTTATAGCCACGAATTTGGCATTGCTGGTAGAGTAGATTGTATTGCAGAGTTTGAAGGCAAACTTTCAATCATTGATTTTAAAACATCTTCCAAAGAGAAGAAAGAATCCTGGATTGAGAACTATTTTGTTCAAGAGACAGGGTATGCTAAAATGTATGAAGAACGATCTGGTATCAAGGTCGAACAGATCGTTACTCTAATTACCTGCCAAAATGGTTTCACTCAGGTCTTCATTAAAGACCCTGAGGATTACGTGCCTCTGCTAAAAGATTACATTGCAGAGTATAAAGATGCCCATGAAACCAGGTAAAAACATAGATGAATTAATTGATGACAATTTTATGGATAAAAATAAGTTTTCAATGACCATTGAGAACATAGTTAAAGATAGTAAAAGAACCATCAATTATATTGATGCTATTGTTGACTATTGTGAAACAAAGGACATTGAAGTTGAGAGTGTAGTCAAACTGATTGCACCATCTTTGAAAGAAAAGATTAAAGCTGAAGCAACCCGTCTTAATTACATTAAGAAAACAACCAAAGGAGTTTTGCCGATCTGATTATGTCTGCTTTTGATGTGTACTCTGTTTATCTGGCAGTTAAATCTCATTTCACTACAGATAAGTATGATTTCTTTAGGTATGGTGGTAAGACAAGAACTTCTGAAGAGAAGTTCAATCAAAGAAATGATCGTTATTTCTTCGAAAAATTAGGTAGTAAGTACAATCAAAACGAAGTCCTAGAATACTTTGTTTCTAACTTTCTAGTCAATTCAAACTTCTACATCAAAGAGATGAAAGAAGAGAACTGGATTGAATGGAATAGAAAGAAGCAAAGTATGACTTATCTTTTTGGTCAAGATATCGAATCCATATTGGCGAGATACGAAACTCTCAATACGGCATTGCAGTGTACCAATATGCAACACTCAGGTATTATTAAAATGTATCTGGGTGGTCATATTATGATAGAGACATTAGTGAT